ATTTGTTTTGCAATATTCATAATTATCAATTTTTTTGTTATTATATCCAAACCATTCATCTGCACCTAATACAATTACATTATAATTCCCTTTTTTTTCTCCTTTTTGTAAATGATGATTTTGTAGTAATATATTTTTAAATATATCTAGATTAAATAAATTTTCATCATATGGACCTTCTTTTATAGAGTAGTTAATTTCATAATTATGCATTTTTACATGCACTTTATTCCATAAATATTCCCATATAAATGTTACTATAATACATAAAATAAATAAAAAACTATAAGATATGTTATAATTAGATATTATTTTTGATAATATTCCACATAATAAAAATGCAAAAAAATAAATGAATAAATATATTCCAACCCATAAATAATGATTCTTTATATTTATTTTCATTTAATGTCATATCTGGCTCAACTTCCAAATGATGTTGAATGTGTTTTTCACAAGTTAAAAAGTATTGTGTATTTATAAATGGTATATATTCAATAATTTTACTAATTACACTATTTTTGTCACAATGCATTGCATATTTATGCGCTAAAAATTCTATAATACTGAAAAATATATAAAATAAAAAAATAAAATTAATTAAAAATACATTTTTTTTTAAATTAAATTTAAATATAAAAGATAAAAAATATATTATAATAGGTATAATTAAATAATAGTGGTTATAGTTATAAATAGTTAAAATAAAAAATATTGTTAAACTAGTAAACAATGATAGATTATAATTTTTATTAAATAACATAAAATAAAAGAAAAGAAAAGATATTATTAATAAAACAAAATACATATATATATGTATATATATATGTATTTTAATTATTCGTATGTAATATTGATTTTATTTATATTTTTAATTTTAAGATGTATAATATTGCAATTTTATCCAAATATAATAATAAATGGTTATTTTTCATTATTTATTTCTTTTTATATAATTAGTTATATTTTTACAAAATCAATTATATTTTCTATAATAATAGGATTTATCGCAATAAATATCAGAATTTTTTATAGAAATAAAAAACATATAAATACTTTGAATAATTATAATAGTTTAGACAACATATTTATTACATGCGTTGGATTGATAATTTTATTTTTTATTATAATAAATTTTGATTATATTGATAATAAATTTAAAAAATATTACAATATTACATTATTAGTTTTAATAGTTATAAATTTATTTTTTTTAAAAATAAATAATAATAATAATAATCTACTTTGTTTTCCATAGTGTTTATCTGATTCCAAAAATTTTATATCGTATCCAATAAAAAAATACAATAATTAAATAAGTTACTATTAATGATAATAAAATACATTTTATTATTTTTGATATATTCTTATATATTAATTTAATTTTTAATAAAAATTTTAAAATAATTACTAATATAATAATAATAATAAAAATAATATATTTTGTTATTGGAATATCCCAAAATTGCACAAATATACCACAAAAAAACTCAAAATATGTTTCAGGGTCTGTCCCTGTTTCCATTACATATCGTGTAATAAATTCATAATTTAAATAAAAATTTTTAATAAAATTTAAATATTTTTTTGAATAGTTATTATTTTCAGATGTCAAAAAATGTAATTTTAATAATATTCTTGGTGTATTATCATTTTTTTCCTTTATAACTTGATGTGTTGTTTTATCAAAATCAAAAACAATATAATCACCAGAATTTATTTTATGTCCTATGTCTAAATTGTTAAAATATGTAATAATATTATCATTACCATTCGTTAATCCAATAATAACTCTATAAAAATTTATTCCTGGAAAATTAAAACATACATTATCTCTATGTATTACATAATTACCTGACGCACCATATAAATTAATTTTATCCAAGTTGTTTTTAGGATTAGAATAATATAATTCATCCATTTCATTCGCCCTAATTTTTACACATTTTTCACCACCATCACATAATTTATTCCAAAAATCATTTTTTTGTATTTGTTCTACTTTAGATTTTATGGATGGGGGCATATCTTCATACCATGTATGATATGTAGATGCATTTTTATCAGGAATTACATTATAATATTCTTTTGATATGTTATCTAAAATAGATTGTAATTCATTAGGTAATCTACCGATACCAACTTTTCCTTCTATTTCATCTCTATATGTAAATAAACTATCCATTATATATTATAAATATATTTTTGTAACTACAAATCTAAAAATAGTAAACAATTTTAATTTAATTATTGGTTTATAAAAATAGGCGTTTTAAATTAGAAAAGGTATAAAATATTTTTAAAAAATAATAAATGTGCGATAAAAAGTGTAAAGTAAATTGATAGTTATTTATGTTTACAAATATGTGAAGTTGGCGGCTTATGAGTTTCTAATGTACGTTTCACATAAAATGGTTAAAAGTAATAACCTGTCACTTGATTTTGATAACAATTATACGGCGTCGATGAACTTACTTCGATATTAACATTTTCTAAATGGTCTGTGTAGTGTTTGAATCTATTTAGCATGTTGCTTCTTTTTGTTCCGTCAGGATCTTCAATATTGTCTATTTCACATTCTGTTTTTTCTCCATCATATTCATAAAAATGGTTTAACCAGTCGCCACATGTTTCTTTATTTTTTTCACAATATAAATAAGCAGCTGATTGTTTATTTTTAATGTCAAAAAATTTATATAGTTCACTAACTCTACTCATCAAATCTTTATTGTTCCTATCTACATATGTTAACGTCATTCCGATAGCCCTTCTTAATCTTGTCGGCTCGTGTTTATTTCCATCGGAACCATGTAATAATGTGTTATTGAAAAGAATTATACTATCTTGATTGGATAAAAAATTTTTTTTTGGTATATTTTCCATTAAATAATCTCTATGTGAAGTAAATCCGGATCCTACATTATTTCTTACGCCTGGAGGCCATGACACATTATTTGCAATGCACGACGAATATTTATCATATATGAATTGCGTTCCTGGAATTACATAAAGTGGCCCCTTTTCAACATGAGAAACGTCATCTAAGTAAAATAGAATTTTTGTTGTACTGATTTCACCGCAAAAATCACGATGTATATCAGACCTATCTAAATAAAATGATTCAAAAGGAGATAGAATAATAAAGTCATCCATTATTGATTTTAATTTATTTAACAAATCACTATTATAAAAAACTTTAAATATTTCATCTTTTGTAAAATTAGAATTTCTTAAATTAACATAACGCCCATTAACATTATTATAAGCTATCTCATTAGTAGGATTTAAATGAAATACATCTGCTACTTCTTCTTCAAAAACATTAATAATATCCGTTTTTGGAATCGAAACTTCTAGATATCCAAATGTATTAAAAAAAAAAAGTTCAGCCATATATAAATAAGACATATAAAATATTTATTTTCATTCAATATTAAAATATTCACAAATATTTGTTTATATTTTATGAGTAAAAACGGCGGCTGGTGCAAATGAATCCTTGTTGTAGTAAATTATTTTTTTGCAAAAAATTCCTTGATTTTATCACAAACATAGTCGCAATCTTCAACCACCATTCCATGGTGAGAGCCAAGCAAAAATCCCTCAGCCATGATTCTGTCCGAATTGGCGAATTCTTCTAAATACTCACGATACACGGGATGACGAGTAACATTTCCAGCAAAGCATACACGCGTTTGAACATTATTCTCTTCTAAAAAGGTCAAGAGAGCCATTCTATTTTTAGCCATAAAAGGAATTGCAAGCCAATCAGAATCGTAGGTATTTATTGGTAATGTAATTTCAGGAACATCTTTCAAGTTTTCTAAATATCTATTAAAAATTGTTCTTCTTTTTTCGCGAATTTCTTCAATTCGAGACAACTGCACAAGTCCAAACGCGGCGTTCATCTCTGACGACTTGAAGTTGTATCCAACGGCGCCATACAAAAATTTGTAATCATAAGGAATTCCATCAATGCTGTATTCGAAACGCGTCTTAACGTCCTCAGAATTATCTCCAATTCTACCCCAGTCTCGGAACATGGTTGCTCTCTTCAAGTATTTTTCGTCATTGAACATTACCATTCCTCCGGATCCTCCGGCTGTGATCAAGTGACTAGAGTAAAAGCTTGTAATAGCGATGTCGGTTTCCGGAGTCAACGTAATTGTGTCGGCAGAGTCTTCAAACAGGATAATGTCGGGTCTGACCCTTTTTCTTATTTCCGCCCAGTCTGGCTTTGATCCAATTAAATTAGGAAGAATAATTACCTTTGTATTCTCTGTTACCTTCTCACAAACTTGGTCAGGAGAAGCTACGTATGTTCCGAGTTCAACATCGCAAAAAATTGGTTTTAATCCGCATTGAATAATGGGCGCCAATGTTGTCGAAAATGTACAAGCCGCAGTGAGAACCTCAGATCCAGGCTCCAAATCAAGCGCGTTTAAACCAAGAAGAATAGCAGATGATCCACTATTTACAAAAAGGCCATGTTTCTTACCAAATAAGGCAGAAACTTGTTTTTCAAACTCGATGGATCTGGGACCGAATCCAGCTAGCCAGCCGTCGTTCAAGCATTCGACAACTGCGTTAATTTCCGCATCTCCGTATGCCTCTTTTTTATTGGGTGCGTACCAAACTTTTTTCTGTACAGACGACATTATATATCACACTTAGATAATTATTTTTTTTGCATTAAAAATACCAATAATATAAATATTCCTAAAGTTTCGCAAAAAAATTATGTTATTGGTATTTTTAATACGCGGAACTTTTTTTCGAAGAAGAGTTAGAAAAAGAAACGAATGTAGGAGAGATTTAATTAAAATAAAGGTAAAAAGATAAAGTTAATAGAATTATTGTAAGACAATAACTCCTCTACAATTTCATTTTTATATTTTTCGGCAATTATTAACACATTTATGTTTTCAAAATTTTTAATATATTCTTTTCCGTAAATGGGGCATTTTGTTGCGGATAATCTTTTGTTAATTTTATGTTTATCGCTATCAAGGAAACCAATTACCTGTTCTTTTACACTTTTTTCCATGTAGTGATATATAATTTTTCCATAAAAGCCTGAAGGACATATAAAAAAAAGCTCATTTGTAGTAAAATTCATAATTTTATTTTTAATATTTGCATAAAAATTTTTTAGAAAATCTATAGCAGCTACATTTTTATAATCATTTATAGTTTTATTTGTGTACGTTAGATCATTTTTAACAAAATGGTAAAATACTGAATTGTGTTCATAGTTGAAGATATTTTTTAAATCAAAGTTGTACTCTTTGAATAATCCCGTGATAAAATTTGTATCAATATAAAATGTATGTTGAATATGTAAATTATTTATATCGCCTTCATTTGTCAAATTTTCCATATCAGGAATAGAGATAAATACTTCAGAAATGTTAGAAGCGCCAATGTTTTTAATAAATTTTTTCGGTTCGTATAGGTGTTCAAAAACGTGGGATAAAATAATTACCTCGGCGTTTGTATTATTAAAGTCAAACGATTCACAATTGCCTTCAATGTATTCTATATCTTTTAAAGTATCAATATGTTTAACCGATATATCTAATATTTTATAGCTACTTATTTTTTTAATTGAATTTAAAATATTCTTTGCTAATCTCCCAGACCCACCTCCGATTTCTATTATATTTTTATTTTTTGATATATTTTCATCTATGAATTTAACAAATAAATCATTATGTTTTATCCAGACACCGCTTTCAGTAAAATGAGAAGCTTGATTATATATTAATTCTGGATCGAATAGATTTTTTAGTTGGACACATCCGCAATTTTTACATCCAATAAAATCTAAATAATTAATTTCGTTCTCGTTGAACTCTGAATCCAAACTCTCAACTATATTTATTGTGTTTATTATGTCAAAGCATGAGACAAATTTTTTTTCTAAACACAAAACGCAAACGTCTCTAATTGTAGTCATTTATATATATAATGATATATATTATAAATGTCTTTAATTTAACATATAACTATTCGACAAGCCCCCATTTTTGTATTGCCTCTTCATACTCCGGACCAAACGTTTTATCAATCGCCTGTTTCATAGCCCTTGCTCCTTTGATTGTTCCACCTGGATGTCCATGGATTGCGCCGCCGCAGTTAGCCATAAAGTCATTTCCAAATCTTTTAACAATTGCGTTAACAATTCCAGGATGCATTCCGCAACTTAACGCAGGAATTACGTTATGGCTGTGTAATATTTCTAGAACTTGTTTTAACTCGTCTTCATCATCGCTCATATAGCCTCCCCACATTCCGGCATGAATAAAATCAACACCACTCATTCCTGCTAGTTGACAAATAACTTTCCAATCAATATGATAATCATGTGTTGTGCTTGTTAATATTTTATCTCCGCTTTTTTGAAAATGAATAAAAAATTCTCTATTGAATGTTTCGGTTAATTTTCTTATAGATAAATAAGACCCCATACCACACCAAAAATTTACATGAATTGCATTTCCACCTAGTTCATATACCTTTTTGACTCTTTCTAGTAAATGTGGCGAATCAGCATTAATGCAAACGGCATAAACAACAGGATTATGCCCTTCTTTAACTCGTTCGTTTAAATATTTCATGATTAATGGAACTCTCTCCTCTATCCTGCAAAAAGATGGATTAGATAAAATTTCATCTTCTTTGATGAAATTAACACCACCTTCAACCATTTCCTTAACCATAGATAACAAAACTTCCGGAGAAATTCCAGTTTTCGGTTTGACAATCCCTCCCAGGAATGGTTTGTCAATTGTGTTTGTGTACTTTCTTACCCCGTTGATGCCTTGTTTAGGTTTTTTGAAATAAGTGTCGACTATTTTATCAGGAAATTCCAATTTCAATAAATGACATTTGGTAATATTGTCAATATCCATTTGTCCTCCCATTAACTGACATAATAAATGACTTACACCATCTTCTTCCCAGTCTGTATTTATAATAGGAAAGGCAATTTTAACAATTCCAGACTTTTTTTGCAACTCACTTTTATCAGTAATAACCTTGCAAGAATATTTAATAAATAAATCGTCAGTTTCCCATTCGTTTCTAACATTAGGATTACCTACGCTTTGTCCAATAGCTAATTCCTATGCCGCTTTTTCTAAACTTGTTTTACTCTCCAAAAAGTAAGTTGCGATAACATTTTCATCTTTTTCGATATTTGAAACAAAAACTAACTCGCTCATATAATATATAATTATATTATTTATATTTTTGTTAAGCTTATAAATAAAATATTTTTTGCATTTTATTATTTTTATACGTTCCTGTATTTTTTATATTATTAACAAAGTCGCTACAAACGCCAAAACACTTTTCATCAATTTCTTGATTAACGTACTCAGGCATAACACATATTGTTGACGAAGTTAGTTTTTTCCCAGGATAGTTCCATATATGATTTTTTGAAGTTAAAACGCATTCATCTTCATTATGAAAAAAACATTCAATTTCACGCAAGTTTTCAATTAAAAAATGCAAAGCTTCTATATTTTTGCAATGGCAAAATAATTTATCTTTAATTTTTAACAAAAAAGATGCTTCTATTTTATATTCGGGTTTGTCATGACCTAAATATAGAATGTTATCTATTAACCATAAATCAGTTTCTACATAAAACCCGTTCGAAATAGCTTCAAGCAAATATTCTGGTTTATTTTCATTTTCTGGTTCAGGTCCATTTAAATTTCCTCGGTGAGCAATGTATATCATTTTATATAAGAAGTGATATATATTTTATATAATATATATTTTACATAATAACCTTATCTTTATTTGAAGGTTTATTTTTGAATACCACAAACGTGCAGTCTTCTAAATATTCATAAATAGAGGGGACATTAGGATTAAATACAAAAATTTTATTTTCTTGAATATATTTGTTATTTACCTTCATTTTTCCTTTAATTAGAACGTTAATTTCAATACAATTTTCGTGATAATGAAAGTCATTAATTCCAATACCTTTTTTTTTATTCATAACTGCGAGTTCAACACCAGAATTTTTTAATATAGAAGGTTCAAAGTCCCCTATAAACCACCCATTAACAAAATTTTCTAGTTTAAAAATTTCAACATTCAAATTTTTATAATCTAAGTAATCATAAACTTGTTCTGGAGTTCCAATAGATAAATACTTTTCGTTTTCAGAAAGTTTATAACACGTTACTTTAAAATTATTTTCAATTAGCAAGTTGTATGATAATGAAATATAAAACTCATTTTTTGCTCTAATATCTCTTTCAATTAATTTTTTACCGCTATCAACAAAATATTTTCCTTTTTTCCAGTAATGGATTCCTACTAATGCATTATCCGATATTACTTCTTTTTCCGTTAATCTTAAACCAAAGTTATTTTCGTCTAATTCAATGTAACTAAATTTGTCAGTGTTTGCATTTACAACTACAACGTCCGCATCTGAATTAGACTCGTGTAAATACTCGATGTATCTTTCTTTATCCCATTCAAAAATTTGATCAGAATTTGTCACAATTAACGGGTCGTCATTATTTATATAGTCTTCAGCTGCCAAAGCAGTTTCAACCGCGCCTCTAGTTAATTCTGGAACACTTACAATTATACATTCGGATTTTATACTTTTCAAGTGATCGTGCAAAATATTTGAATGCTCTTCTAAAATAACAAAAATGAAACGTGTTTCAATATTTTTGAAATCAACCGAATCAACAGACCATTCAATAAATGTTTTTCCGTTTAATGGGATAAGAGGTTTAATATTTTTAAAGCCTTCATTTAAAAATCTGCTTCCTAAACCGGCCATTGGAATTAAAATATTATACCTTCTTGAAAACCTTGGCATTTTTTTAAAGATATCATCATTTGTTTTATCATACTCAACCACTATATCTACTATTGTGTCTGAGCTAATTTCACATGTTAACTGAGCATATATATCATCAGTAATAAAGTTTATTTTGTTAGGATCTTCGATAAAAATTGGTTCTCTATAATTTTCTTTGCTCAAATTATTTACACTTTTAAAATGATGAACCCATTTTGTACCAAAATAAATGCTAGGGATATCATTCAAAATTGCTTCAATTGTAGTATAACCGGCGTTCATACTTATTGAAAAGTTAACAATTTCAACAAATTTTAACACGTTATTTATTTTTAAGTTAAGAAGCGATTTAACGTGGGAATGATTTAGAGAATTTTTAATATTTTCAAATGTCATTTTATATGCATCTAATACTTCTTTGTAGGTAACTGATAATTGTACACCAATTTGTACATTTTGCTCATTAATTAGATCTTCATTGTAGTCTCCTAAAAATCCCCCAATTAAAAAGAAGGCCTTAGGGTATATAGCTTTCAATTTATTTATTGTCTCGCTTATCACAATCTCTTGATTTATAATTTCACACGTTAAACATCTTAAATTTACCGAAAATATAGGATAAAAATTATTTTTTATATATTCAATTTCATCTTTATATTCTTTTTTAGCTGGCATTACACATTCTACGTACGACTTTATAAACTCTACACCTTTGTTTATTAAATGAAAATGGCAATATTTGAAAATTACACCCTTATAAATTTTATGAACGTCAAAATTATTTTTTGCAATTTCCTTTATAACGTTTATATTTGGATATTTATTTCTATAATATTTTTCTATCAAAAATGGGTCATTTGGACCCATAATAATTTGATCAATATCATTTTTTATTCCAATTTTATCCATAATATATATTCCGTTAACAAATGAGCAACACGTGTGGAACAAACTCATGTTATAACCCTCAAAAGTTGTTATTAGTGGTTTTTCTAAGTTAATTTTTTCAACGTCAATATTCAATGCTCTTTCAACAACTTTTGGAAGATAATATTCAGAGAAGGGTAACCAGTCGTTAGACATACCATTAAATCCAAAATATTTTCGTTCATTTAAATAAATTAAATACGCCGGGGCTTGCGTAGACAAACCGGTGGCTTCACCCCCAGAATATAAACCAAATACAATATTTTCTTCATGAAAATAATAATTAAAAATAAAGTTGTTATCGACGTCACTCCATAGATGTGTTATGAAATATATGTCACTTTCTATTGTTTTATCATTTAATGGATTTTTTATTACCATTTTCTTGTTGTCGCATGCATTTTTTATTAAATGAAAATATAATTTATGAATGTCTAAATCACAAAAAGGATATAGATAACGGCCTGATTTGGGTATCGTTGCATTATATGAATTTTCTATTTCCTGAAACACATCGTAATTTTTTATTTCGATTGTTTCAGGCATTATTTTGTCAATATCTAAATGATTATCAGAATTTTTTTGCGAGTGTAAATTTGAATAACTATCTCTAAAATCAACTCCGTTTTGCAATAATAAAACCATATATATATTCCTAATATTTAATTACAAAATGCGCCCAACCTTATTTTCCATATTTTCAAAATTTTGAATATCTTCTAAAAATGGAACTATCATACTTTGTTTGCAGTGTTCTAGTATATCAAGCCATTGCTGTTTTGCTAAATGAATAGTTTCCATAGCAAATGACATATCTTCTTGCCCGTAAGCTATTCCATAAAGGTTTTCAATCCCTTTATGCTTGAGGTATCGTGCAGCGGCTGTAGTTTCTATCCATTGTTGTTTTGTCAATCCTTTTTTTTTGAAAATAACCGGAACGCAACCGCATATGGCCGCATAAATAATATAAAAAGTTAATGTATCATAAAAAACACACCATTTATATTGATTGAAAAATCCCATACACTCTTCTAAAGTGTGTTCTCTTGTTATTTCAAAAGAATTTTTTGGGTGAATAAAATGCCAATCATCGTGATGTATAACTACGGCTTTTCTGATACTATAGCAAACACCATATCGTTCATTAAGGTTTGTTTGTTTAATATCTTGGTTCAGGTAGAGAGTTGATAACATTTTATAAGTAATATTTATATTTTCAGTATTTTTTTCAAGTTTTTCATCTGAGTTGAAATAATATACTAGATCATCTTCTCCCCATTCAAGAAATTGTTTTATTGTCATTCCATTGTTAAGCATTGATAAAATATATTGCATTTCTATATCTAGGCTCAATAAAATCCAATGAACAACTTTTTTACAATTAAGCGGATTCCCTATAATAACTTCCGGATAAATTACAACGACATTATCTTCACTAGCTTCTTCAATTCTTGCAAAATCTTCACAAAATCTATTTCTGTATCTTATTCCATTAAATATAAATATTTTTGCACAAATATTTGGATTTTTTAAATCATTTATTTGCTTAGCTAAATTGTGCATGGCAACAATTCCTCCGCAATTTAAATCTAGTGGACGGGTGTATATTATTATTTTTAATTTATCATCTTTTTCTGAAAGAGGCGCTCTATCTTCATACCTGCTATTGACTTCGCATAATTCATGATAATTTTTAATTTTTCTAAATTCTTGACATCCCTCATCTTTTGTTAACTTATAAAAAGGGTTTTCTTTGGTTAATGATTCATCTGCTATAAAATGAAAACTTTCTATCGTGTTTCCTTTATTATCAAAATTACAAAGAGGAATGAAATAATTTGCCTGCACATTGTTATCCATTTTGTCATCTATATTATTACTATTTTTTAAAAATAAAATATCAGAAATAAACGGAATTATAGTCTTTTCTTTACAATAATATTGTATATCGTTCCATTGTTCCCGAACTAAATGGATTGTATCTATCGCGTATTGCAAATCTTCCTCGCCGTACGCAATTCCGTACAAGTTGTCTAAACCCTTGTCTTTTGTATATTGATATGCGCTAGTAGTTCTTATCCAATCCTGTTTACTCAATCCTTCAATTTTATGAACAATCGGAATGCATCCGCACAAAGCAGAAACTATAACATAAAATGATAACGGATCGTAGCACTTAAAAAATTTAAATTTATTAAAAAAATCAACGCATTCGCAAAGCGAGTGGTCTCCGAGAAGTTCAAACAAATTTTCTGCGTGATCAATGTGAAAATTATTTTTGTGAATTAACCTTCCCTTTCGAATCGTATAACAAGTTCCTTCGCGCTCATTGAAGTTATATTTTTCTATAATAGGATTTATATATATGCAATTCAAAAACTTGTAGACCTTTCCAATTCTTTCTGGATTTTTTTCAAATTTTATTTCTGAGTTGAAATAATACACTAGGTCAGTCTTGTTCCACGTATTAATAACATCATGTGAAACATTTTGTCCTATCTCGCTTAGTATCCAACGCACAATATTTTTAGCATTTAAAGGATTTCCAGAGGTTCCTTCACAATAAATAACTATTGCGTCTTCATCTATGGGAAAATCGTCATTATAAAAATCATTGAATATTATATTTTGTTCGCATAAACCAGACGAAGGATAAATTTTTACATTTTGTCCATATTTTTTAAGTATTGACGCTAATTCATATTGAACAACATTTCCTCCGTTTGTCAAGCTAAAATGTTCCATGTGCGTATATATTAAAATATTTTTTGACATATTATATATATATATATCTAATCAAATAGAATTTAAAAATTCTGCGCATTTCTTAACAATGAAAATACTTATTACGGGAGGAAACGGAAATTTGGCAAAAATGATAAAAAATTATTGCAAAAATTCCCATAATATTGTTAGTCCTTCTAGATCAGAGTTAAATATTTTGAATATGCGCGAACTTGAAGATTTTTTGAATAAAGATACATATGATATATTGGTTCACACTGCAATTTCTGGCGGAAGAAGAATAAAAGAAGAAAATGGTGATATAACACATAATAATTTACTTATGTTTGAAAATATCTTACACTTTTCCGAAAGGTTCAAAATGATATTTAATTTTGATTCTGGTGCAATATATGATCGAGCATCTGACATACTAAATAGGAAGGAAGAAGATTTAATCACGATACCAAGTGACTATTATGGGTTTTCAAAATATGTTATTTATAAGCGTTCATTAGCACATAATAATATTTACAATTTTAGAATTTTCAATATATTTCACACGAATGAGGAACCCGATCGTTTTATTAAAACGTGTTTTTTATCTAAAAAAAACAAAAAACCTATGAAAATTTTTGAAGATAAATATTTTGACTTTGTTTATGAAGATGACTTTGTTAAAATTATATTACATTATATGAATAATTGTGAAAATCAAGAGAATCTTGCAAAAACTATTAATATTTGCTACGAAAAGAAGTATAAGCTTTCTGATATAGCAAAGTTGATTATTTGTGATGATTCAATTCCTATAGAAATTTTAAATAGTGATCTTAAAAAAAATTATACTGGTGATAGTTCAAAACTGAAAGAATGTGGTTTACCTTTGCTAGGATTAGAAGAAAGTTTAAAAGCGTATGAAAAAATTTTTAATGCGTAGATTTTATAATAATAGTTTAGTGTAAAGAATGACTAAAAGAAGTGGCGGTCAAGGACGAAAACATATGGATCGAGATATCGAAAGTCAAATACCTGCTTCTAATAAAAAATCAACTTCGATTTCTAAAACTGACGATATTAACAAGCCGTCAGGAGAAAAAATATTTGTAGGTCCTCAACAAAAAACGTCTATTTTACCTATAAGTAGTGATGTTGAGAATCCTTTACAAAACAATTCAGAGTTTTCTGGTTTGGGCGCAAATTCTGGATATGGAATATTTGACGATCGATTTTGTGGAGGTAAATTGCGAAGAGTGACACAAAATAGAAGAAAACATATTTTGAATAAAAGGAAAATAAAAACGACGAGAAAAAGAAAATCAAATAGAAAAAAATATCATCGCACTATAATATAAATATGGTTCGAATAGATTTTATTTTTTCTTACTGGATATTTTTTTGGTATTTATTTTACTTGGCTGGCTTTGTAAAGTATAATCCAAAGTTTGCTATTATTTGTGCACTAGTCGAAAATATATTTACTATGTTATTGATGATTTATTACAAAACAAAGAAGAAACTGCTTTTATTATTTTTTATAATGTTCATTCTCATGAAAGTAATTCCTTTATTTAGTATTTGGACAACAAAGATAAAATTAGATGATATTGTATTTACTATGTTACTTTTTTCTTTATATTTGATTTGGACAAAAAAGGGTTTTTTTTATTTTAAACGTCAAAAATTGGATCTTATTTTACATAATAAAAATAGTCTTCCTGGTATGACATTTTTAGATAAAATTATATAAACACATGACGTATAATATATGTATCAAAATGCATACATTATATATTTTATCTATGTTTTTTTTTACTTGTCAGTGTCTGCAACTCACGACGAACCAAGTGAATATGATTAATAATTTGATAAGATCAAAAGGTTTGACGCAAGATCAAAGAAAAAAAATTAATGTACTATTGTATAATTCTTATGAAGGTTGGGCCGTTAAAAAGGCGTTTGATTTCAAATATTTTCATAATTTTAAATGCAAAAATATAGATATTGACGATCTTATTTTGTCAAGTAAGGTTGGTTTGTATAAAGCAACGCAAAGATATAATGCAAATAGTTCTTTTTCTTATTATTCTGAACTTCATATTAAAAATGAACTATTTGCCACTCTTACAAAACACTTTTCTTTTAGTAAGATTCCAAGTTATTTCAGAAGAAAAAGAAAAAATAACTTTACAAAAATAGAAGTAAATAATTATATGAATCTTTTACACCCGGAATTTATTTCCTACACAGAGTACTGGAAATTTGATAGTTTCAAAGAAGATATTGACGATATACCAGTTATTTTTATGAAGGAAGAAGAACAGAAAGAAAAAATTATACGTATATGGAAAGAGGTTGATAAATTTGAACCTTTTTCAAAAAAAATATTTCTTTTACGCTATGATAGAAGTTTCAATATTTTGAGAACTAGCAAAGAAATAGCTCTGATGCTTGACTATACTCCATCACATATTCGAACAACTTTGAGCAGGTCTAATAAAAGATTAGCGGATATTTTACGCGTCTAGCTTTATATCATATGCAATGCGCCAAATAAGCATACCCTGTATTTTTTTAAAATCAATTTCTTCTTCTCTGGCAAATAATTCTTGCTTATATATTTTTGCAATCTTTTTATTTTTATCCAATACTATATTTCCAATAATGATGAGTTCATTGTTATAAATTACTTCAATTCCTCTACTAAGAAGAAGATAGTATGTTTCTTCCGGAAACGAAATATAAAAGTAATCAATAAATATATTTTTTAAATCTTGAATATTTTTATTGACAGGAAAATTTAAAATCTTGTGTATTTCACCTTGATACGAAATACCTTCGTTCCGTTTTGTAACGATGACTCGATTGCCAACTTTTAAATTATGTTTTTCGTTTAGTAACTTGAGATTCATTTTTGCGCTTTATATCTTTTTAAAGCAATTTTTACATTCAATTTTTTTCTTTTTCCATGTACTATCGAAAATTTCCTAATGTAATAAAGAATATTGCGTAAGCAGTGAGAATAATAACATTGACTGCAATTAAAGATACAAGTATCCACTCATCCTTAATATGATAGCAAGTAGTTGTAATAAATTTAAAATAGTTTTTTTTGAAGAAAATTGCTTCATTTCCACATTTATTTTTGTCATTTCTTACCAGGTTTGCAGCCTCGTAGTTATATTTTCCTGTTATTATATTAACATTTCCGAATATTCTACATTTATCTTTTCCGGCAATAAAAAACTTACAATCGGCACATATTTTTTGATTTTTATTTTGAATAAAATAAGATTTTATATTATGAAGATTGGTTATAAAAAATATATAATATAAAATATTCATTATATATTTATCTGCATAAAGCTTTATATTGTTTAATATGGGGGTTTTGCATATAAGGAAATTTATATGTCTAAGCTAACTGTATTCTTATCTGATTTTGGTCTACGCTTACTCTTCTTGGGCATATTTCCATCATTTTGTAAGTCCTTCAAATCGGAAACGCTTATTGTGCTGTCATTATTCAAAGATGTGGGATCCTGAATATTGATGGTCTTTGTTTTCAAACCAGAAAGAATTTCGCTAATATCACTGGGTCCCTTCATTTCGGGTCGCGATGGTGGACGTCTTGAACTGCGCTCCGCCTCGTCGGGCCTGGCAAAATTTTCTTGAATATTTATTCCATCATCCATTCTTACACCATTTGAACTGAAACTTGGTCTTCCGCCGTAACTATTGTTGCCACCTCTATTTACGGAAGGAGGCGGGGCAAAAGGGCCTTGCGTCTGCATGGCGGGTGGCGGACCTCTTCCCATAGGAACTTCGGGCTCGGGATTCATTATCCCGCTCATAAAACCGGAAAATCCGGGATTTGATTGTCCCATGCTATTTACTGCCGCGTTTTGAAATTGACGCATTAAATCGGGATTTTGACGTAAAATATCATCCATACCGGGCATAGAAGACTTAAACATAGTATTTGTCATATGGACCATCATTGCACCGCCTCCTAGCTGAAATAATAATTTGAGCTCGGGTGCTAGACTTGCTTTGGACTTGTATTTTTCATATAGTTCGCCGAATACTTCATCATAGTCTGTAATATTTTCATTGATTTGCTCTCCCCAGCCATCCAACTTTATATCAAAAGGATCGAAACGCCCATTTAAAAACTCTATACCATTAATGATCGCCATAAGCATATTTCCTTGAAACTTTACGGAGTTTTGCTTAGACTTTTCTTCCATGATGGTTTCATATTCACCCTGCATTTCAAGTAAAGAGGATTCCATGTTATATTTTTTCGAAAGCTCAACACCCTTTTTTTCTAAAGCTTCTAGCTTTCGTAAATATTTGAACTTTTCTCTTAACATATCTTCTTTTGACATTTGGGGTTGTGCTGAAATATTTTTGTCGGGGTTGATTGGTATATCGTTGAATTTTGCGAATCCATCCCATGTTTTTCCGCTCGTGTCACTTGAAGAAGCTGTAGCTTCACCTATCCCTCGGGTGTCATCGAAGCGAACTTTATGTGAGTTATCTTCTCCAGATCCCTCTTTTGCTATGTTAAAAATGTCTGACTTTATATTGAAAGAAGAAGAAGAAGAAGAAGATTCAGAAAAAGAAGATGGGTCCGCTAAATTGTTTAACTCATTTTCTAAATTATTCAGATCATCAATATTAATATCACTTGTTTGCTTTCCAACACTTTCTCTGACTTTATCATTCATGAGAAGTTCAATTCCTCCGCCAAAATTAGCCGATTTTAACCTCCCTCCTTCTCCACTTGGCTTTTCATTTTCAAAAGTCAAAGTAGATATATCTATAATTTCAGAGTCCATCATTTTTATGATTTAATAAGAACTTATAATTTTAAGTTATACGAATTAAAATATATATTTTGATTTGTATTTATTAATTAGTAGGTATAGAGAAGACTAATTTTTTATATACCATAGACCTTGTAGAAAAGAATCAGCCAAATCGTCTTTTTTTATATGTTTTTTAAAATAATCGAGCCATATTGTCAAGGTTCCTTCATTATTTAATAACTCTAAACATTTATTAATTCCCATTTTCTTTCTTTCAGAGTATTTTGTTTTACCTTTATTTGTAATATCATCACCCTTTAACTTATTTGCAGCAGAGATAAATTCTATTTTCTGAGTAGTTTTTTTCATAATAAAGTACTGCGCAATCATTCCTTGTATCGTCTTCATTCGATTTGCGATCGGACTAATCTGGTTCTCAATGATAACTACGTCAATTTCTTTATTATCGAATATTTCGTCGAATTTTATTTTTATATTCTTACCAATCGTTATCAAGTCGATTTTGCTGGCATTACTGGAAATAATAGACTCAAAACAAGTTGAATGAATGTATTCATTTAATATATTTACTAGCTCGGTCTTTTTTATTGGTTTTTCATATTTTATGTTGTATTTTTCTACCATCTCCAAAAGTTTTGGAATTTTTTGTTTATTAATGAATGAGGTAGAAAGCTCAGATGTTGGTATCTGTAAAGTTTGTTTTTTAGAATGTTTCATACAATAGTAACATGAATTTTTAAAAAATTTTGCGGGTTTTTCGCACGATTTATTCTTTTCAGTTACACAGCAAAAATGACTTTCGCAATCAGCAACATTAATGCTGTCCCATTTTACTATTTTATAACCGATCTCTAATTTTTCCAAAAGACAAAATGCTAAATTTTTAATCCCAACATCGATACTTAGAACTCTCATTTACTATAAAGTTATAAAAGATTCCTCATTATATTGTTTTATTACTTATTAAAAAAACTCCTGCGATTGTCAAGCAAATTCCTACTATTTGTAGAAAGGTGTATTTTTCTTTAAAAATAAATATGCTTGTTAAGACAAGTGAAATTGTTGAAAAAATTTTTATAAGCAATGCATTAATCATCGGAGTGTTGTGATTTTTGTCAAATTCCATAATTGTAATACTACCAATGAAAGTAAACAACGCAATAGTAAATATGCATCCTATGTGCGATATTTTAAGAGTTTTTATTTTTTTTATACTTGAGGAAAGGGTTTTATCAAAAAAATAACGATAAGTAACAAATAAAGCAAGAAATCCAAAAATAAACAAAGAGTTTAAAAGGAAGAAATCGTGAGACTCTAAATGATCTAAAACGTGCTTTCTAAAATATGGAGCGATTGATTTTAAAATGCTAAGACCGACTAAGTATTGATACATAATATTTCTCTTTATTTTAATTTATCCTTTTAATTTATCTGGTGACTACCAGAGAAAAAATTTATTCATTTTTAACGCTGTTTATAGGATTTGTATCGGTAGGATATGAGATAGTTGGCGCGATCATTTGTGCTTGTAATTGTTCTCTTGTTAAATAAGGATTTTTTAAATCGCTATTGCAATAGCCATAACCGGGAATAGATGTATCGAATGTAGATTTGTAGAGAAGGGGAACATTCGCGGACGGCGTTTTACTTGTTTCTATGTGTTGAGATATTCCCATTTCATAACATGCTTCTGTCGTGTTGTACTTCATGATTTCAATACCATGATTCGTCATAAATCTTCTATAGGACCAGTTAGAATGTATATTTTCATTTTTTTGAATTCTTTTATTGATTACAGCTTCAGGTTGCCAAGAAGCATAATTTCTACCATCTGCCATAATTGGAGGAAAATCAAAATGAATATTATTAGATCCAGAGTAACATGTGGCCCAACTCATTATATATTAACATCAGAGAAAATATTTCGATGATGTTATTAAACATTTCCTAAAGGTAGTATGCTCTTTATAAATTACTTATTAACTAGTAACTTGATTAGTTCTGTTTTTTTCATTTTTGATACGCTAGATGTGATACCCTTTTCTGTAACAAGACTTTTTAATTTTTGAAGCGAAAGCTTTGCATAGTCAAGATCTTCTGAAACATTATCTTCTTCTAAAATAGGCAGCTTTATTGTTTTTGTCTGAAATCCTATCTCGTGCTCTTCATTTGCAAATTTTTCAAAGTCTAGGTCGGTTTCTTTTGAAAAATCTTCTGTTGAATCGTCCTCTTCGGATTCTGCTTCTTCACATTCAGATTCTTCTTCTTCGTCTACAATTTCAACTTCATCTAAATTTTCAATATCATTTCCAATATTCAGAGTAGATGATTCTAAAGTGATGCTTTTAATATTAATTTTTTCTTCCTCATCATCATCCTCGTCATCGTCATCCTCGTCCTCGTCTTCGTCGTCATCGTCCTCGTCATCGTCATCGTCGTCATCATCTTCATCATCATCAGAAACTGAAATAAGTTTTTGGTTTATTGTTTTGGTCTCTGATGTTTCAATTGTTGGATTCATATCAAATTGTGGCTTGTATTGAGGTATTGTGACACTAGATCTAAAAACATTCATTTCTTCCGCAATAGTTGAAACAATCTCAAACATTGAAGTAATTTTGTGATTTTGCTCTGAAAGTTTTTGTGTAAAATACATTCCAAGGAGACCAAGTAAAACTAAACAAATTCCTAAACAGATCAAAAAAGGAGAAGTAAATATATCAGAAATGCTCATTATTAGAGAAGGCTGATATATTTATATTTTTTAAAAAACGAATAATATTCCTTCGAATTTAATTCTTTATTTTTATTTAAGATGACTTTTTGGTATTTTCTAGGATTTCTTTTGGATAGTTCATGTCAGTTAAAACTTTAATTCCTCCACGAACCTCTGATATTCCTAATTTCATTAAATAAGTGTAGTTGAAATCTTCTCCTTTTTCAATAGTTTCCATGCAATAATTTTTAATTTTTTTGTTCTTATTTAATTTTTTACAAACTTTGATAAAGTGTGTTGTCAAAAGACATTTTACATTTTTGAATTTTACTAAATATTCCATAAAAGCTAGTGAACTAATTACTGCTTCATCCGGATTTGTTCCTGAATATAATTCATCAAAACTACAAATATGTGTATCATTTGGATTCTCTCGAATGATTTCAATAATTTCTTTGCATCTTCGCGCTTCCGCTTGAAACAAGCTATCTCTTCCTGAAGTATCGGGTATATTAAGATATGAATGAATATATTTATACGGAATAAGATTGGAGCTTTCATAAAAACCACACCCAAACTGTTGACTAAATATAATATTAATGAGAGTTGATTTTAATATAGTTGTTTTTCCTGAAGCGTTTGGACCTGTAATGATAATATTTTTATCCAAATTTATATTATTTCGAATAGGATTTTTTTCTATTAGTGCTGCGTAGTATGATTTTTTGAAAATATTTTTTTTTATTTTCTTAATCTTTTCTTTTTTGGCTCCACTTTTTTCAAAGGTTGAATCCGATTTGGCTCCACCTTTCTCAAAGGTTGAATCTGATTTGGCTTCACTTTTTTCAAAGGTTGAATCCGATTTGGCTCCACTTTTTTCAAAGGTTGAATCCGATTTGGCTTCACTTTTTTCAAAGGTTGAAGAAAATGTGCAAAAGTTTATTTGTTTTTCTTTTATTTTTTTAGCCAAAGAGTCTAAATTATCAACGTAACCATTAAATCCAAATGAAAATAAGAATGCACTATTATATGACTCATCATCGTATAATTCATAAAAACATTTTAGTATATATCCTATTTCGTTAATTTTTCTCATGGAAAATCCGTATGATGTAATCTTTGAGAGTTTTTCGTTATATTCTATGAGAATATTTCTATTTTTTTTAATAGACTCGTTAAATTTTTCGTAAGTTTTCAAATATTCGCTATGATCAAGATATAAATTCATTGATGTAATCGTATTTGTTAAATATTCCTTTGTTTTATCAAAATATTTGTGTATATTTATCATATTTTTATTGAACTTGTAACAAGTTACAGCGTTTTGATAAATTGATATAAAGTAAAATATAGATGATATCGCAATATAAATTTTTTGATCAAATGGTACTTTGTGAAAATGTGTAAATATTCTTCCAACTGCATGATTTGCAGCTAAAACTTTAAGAACCTCGACATATTCGTTAAATGTTACGTTTAAACCTTTCATTTTGATGATAAAAAAGGGTATAATAAGTATAAAAACCGGAACTAAAAATGATAAAATTGGTGATGTTAAATTGTATAAGCTCATAAATTGCAAGAATTGATCAGATTTATTTAAAAACTCGCAAAAAGAAAAATCTATATAATAGTATTTTTGTTTAAATCCATTGTCGTCTTTTACTTCTTTCCATACTTCTAGTATGTCTGTGTAGTTATTTTCTATTGATGTTTCTTTCGCCGATATACGCTCTGATAAAAGTTTTTGACTATCTTTCAAAAAATCAACGTCAGTTGTGTAGTAGTTTCTCATTTGTTCTATATTTTTTTCAGAAAATATGGACTTAGGATTAAATGCGTGATGATAAATAGGAACTCCTGATGGGTCGATTGTAGAAACAAGTTCTAAATCATTTATAATCGCTTCTTTTAGTTCTACTTTTTGTTCGTTATAAAAAATGGGTAATTTAAAATGATCATTTATGTTTTCGATTTTTGACTTCATCTTTTTACAAAGATCAGTAAAATAATATTTTCTTTTTACGTAAATATTATATTACGGAAATAACAAGCGCTATAATAATGACAATTACTATTACTAATACTGATAATAATGACATTTTTGAAAAAGAAGTGAATGAATTTCTTTGATTTTCTTTTTCTGGGTAAATTTTCATGGTATATTGTTTCTAATACTAAATATCTTTATGTTTTTACTTTGTAATACTTTCAAGGTTTGCTGGTAGTTCGGCAATTTCTGTTGAATAGTACTTTTCAATCTCCTTAACCTTTGATATATCGCGTCTTGTAATAAAGTTAATTCCGACTCCTTTTCTTCCCCATCGACCACTTCTTCCGATTCTGTGCAAGTATGTATGAACACATTTGGGTATATCAAAATTGATAACAACACTAACTTGCTGAATATCAATTCCTCTTGCCGTTACGTTTGAAGAAATAAGAACACGATGCTTTCCGGTTCTAAATTCTGTGAAAGAAGTATCACGAGATGCCTTGTCCATGTTACTATGAATGCAACAAACAGGAAATCCGTCTTCCATCATTGCTTCATATAGGTCTGCGACTCTTTTTACGCTGTTGCAGTAAATAATGCATTGCGAAACAGAAATAATTGAGTACAGATCTTTAAGAGTTGCATATTTTTGCTTGTCATCCTCCACCGCTACATAGTACTGACTTATACCTTCAAGAGTGAGACGTTCAACCTTCACGTATACCTTTACTGGATCTCTCATAAACTTTGTGGTAATATTATTTATATATTCAGGAAGGGTAGCACTAAAGAGAGCAACTTGAATGTTCTTGTTGAAAGTTTGAAAAATATTATAGATTTGCTCTTTGAATCCTGATGATAACATCTCATCTGCTTCGTCTAATATTACTAATTTTATATTCTTGGCGACAATATTTCCGCGGCGCATCATATCGTATACTCGACCTGGACATCCAGCAATAATGTGTGGAATGTTATTTTTAAGAGCAGCTGCATCTTCATCTATAGAAGAACCTCCGACTAGAACCTGTGTTTTAAGGCCACTTATCATTTCTCCAAGAGATGTCATAACCTTTGCTGTTTGAATTGTAAGTTCTCTGGTAGGGGATAAAACAAGAATTTGACTTGTATTTTCTGATAAATTTATAATGGAAAGTGCGCCAATAGAAAAGGCCGCAGTTTTTCCTGTTCCAGATTGAGCTTGCGCAATGATATCTTTCCCTTTAATAATAGGAACGATTGCTTTGCATTGAATTGGGCTAGGTTTTTCAAAACCATATGCGTAAATTCCTCGCAATAAATCATTTGAAATATCAAGATCATCCCAACTTTCAATCTCATATGAAGGATCATATGTATCTCCTTCCATTATTATATCAGAGTTTTTTTCTTCGTTAACTATCGACATTGTACATTTATTTAATATTTGTATTTAAGTGGCTTTTCCGTATTAAAATATATATAAAAAAAAATTGATATAAACGAAACTATGACTATAATTTAGAATAAAAGTCTATGACCGCCACATTGAAATATACATTAAAAGATTTTACAAACATCACTTTTGATGGTTTTAATTATTCTTTACCCGAAGATACTATAGCCTTAATTTCTGAGTTGTCTCTTGAAGTAGGATCTCCTTCATACATAAAAACCCCCATTTTTCAAAAGAAAGAGAATACATTGAAGTCGTCTGTCAATATTTTGGGGCCTTTGTCTGGAAAAAAGAGAAAGTGTAACAAGAGTGTTGAAGTTGTCAATGATTCTGACTGGGAAGCTCTTAGGACATTTCAGACCACAATAATTGAGCAAAAGGTTGGTCTGGATGCGCAAATAGATTTGATTCGATCAAATTTGAATAAAATTTCTGAAAAAAGTTACGCGGATATAAGAAGTAAAATATTTTATCTTTTAGATAATTTAATGGAAGAGGGTATTGTAAGAGAGGATATGATGCGTGTCGGTAAAATAATTTTTGAAATAGCATCAACAAATAGATTCTTTTCAAAGCTCTACGCTGATTTATATTCAGATTTGATAAACAGATACGATATAATGAAAGAAATATTTACAAATTGCTTTGACTCTTTCATTGGACTATTCAATAATGTTGAATATGTCGACGCTGATAAAGACTACGACTTGTTTTGCAAGGTAAATAAAGATAATGAGAGTAGAAAGGCTCTTAGCGCATTCTTCGTAAATTTAATGAAAAATAGAATCATAACAAATGATGACTTGAAGTCCCTTCTTTGTAATCTTCTTAGTCAACTAGTTACATTTATCGAGGAAGAAAATAAAAAGAATATTGTAGATGAGTTGACTGAAAATATAGCACTACTATACAGCAAGAATTTATTTGACGGGGATGATGATTTGGAAAAGAAATATAAAATTAAAGATTCCTCTGTTTTAGAAATAGTTACTAAGTTGGCAAATAGCAAGGTGAAGATGTATCCTAGTTTATCGAATAAATCTATTTTCAAATTTATGGATATGATTGAGATGTAAGTCCACCTTTGAAGAAGGTGGAGCCAAACTAATGAAAATATTTTTTACTAATAGCGCCAGAAAGGGCGAGGTTCGTGGGTTTTTCTTTGGCTCCACCTTTTTCAAAGGTGGGTTTTTGCTTTTGCTCCACCTTTCTCAAAGGTGGGTTTTTGCTTTTGCTCCACCTTTCTCAAAGGTGGGTTTTTCTTTGGCTCCACCTTTTTCAAAGGTGGATATTAAATAGTAAAATAATCATTTAAACCTTGTGCTTTTTTAATAGTAATAAGTTTTATATGGAAGAACATAAAAATGAGAATATAACATTTGTATTAGAAAAAGACGAACAGCATGATGAAGCTCAATTAAACATAGACAATCTTATGAGCGAATTCAATGATATAAAAATAGCTGAAAAAATGTATAATGAAGAGGAAATTGATGATATGTATGCAACTATTACAGATTATGATGAAAATTATACTATAAAGCAGCTTTTACAAATATGCGAATATTACGGCTTAATAAAAGAAATTAGAAATGCTAAAGGTAAGAGGCTAGATGTAATCGGAGCGATTGTTATGTTTGAAGGCAACTCTGAAAATGGCGCAAAAGTGTATAGAAGAAAGCAATTGTGGCATTATATGAATGAATTAAAGACCGACAAGTTTATGAAGAAGTTTATTTTCTGGTAAATTTTGTAGATGTCTTTACAAAGTATTCTTATTATTGATTTGTAAATAAAATATAAATATAGTTTATGAAATATAATACAAAAAAGATATATAAAATTCCAAAAAATAAGACAAAAAAACATTTTTTTTTCAATCCAGAAAATCCTAAAAAATCATTTGATGTATATATTGATAAAAATCCAAAAGATACAATACATATAAAATATACAACATTAGAAGATGTCAAAAATACTATTGATAAATTAGAAAAATTGTACAAAAGTAAAAGATATACACATAAGCGTATATGGCAGGTAGGTATGATACTTAAAGTTCGCCTAAAAGTATTACAAAGTAAAAAATCAAAACAATATGCTTTGGCAAATAAATATTTTAAATTTTTGGGAGAACGAACAAAATTAAGTGAAAAACAACGATATAATATTTCATTTAAATTCGGTATTTAAAAGGTTTAAATATATAATCTTTTCATAATACAATGGTCTTATCTAAAATTGATAGCAACGTAAGTTATCCAGAATTAAAAAGTGTAGATCCAGAAGATTTAAGTATAGAAGCTAATTTATACCAAATTGATGTACACGGAATTGAAATTGTTATTGCAATTGGTAACGCAAAAAATACTTACGAGGATCAAGACATTATTTATTTTCCAATTTATTTAGTGAAACGTAATAATAAGGTCGTTCAAATAGGTGTTTATGAAATAAAATCTATTTCATTTATGAGTTTAATGGATGAGGAAAATAATATAAAAGTTGAAAATCTTAATGATCCTCTTATTTATAAGTTTGCCACAAAAGAATTCTTGGAAAAAAATCGATCTGTTCCCGAAACTTCTCTCAAAAAAAAAGAGGACGAAGAGGAAGTTGACGAAGAGGAAGAGGAAAGAATTGAACTTGAAGAACCAGTTATAGTCGAAGAAATTCCCGATCATAGAAAAGATATATTTACTCTTACAAAAGGAGTTCCTGTACCTAAAAATTTGCGCGAAGAAGGACAACTTGAAGCGAAAGATATTCGCGAAAAATATAAGGAAGATAAAGCTGATAATTGGATAAATAAATTTATGAAAAATAAAAACTATAGTATAGTAGACAATGAGGGGGGAGGTGATTGTCTTTTTGCAACTATTCGTGACGCTTTCTCTCAAATAGCACAACAAACTTCTGTGCAAAAAATACGTAAAAGGTTATCGGATGAAGCAGATGAAAAAACGTTTTTGAATTACAAAGAACACTATGATATGTATCAGGCAGCACTAGTAAAGGATACAAATGATATAAAGATTCTCGAAAAACAATATGCCGATATAAAGATACGTTATGCTTCAGTTTTGGATAGAAATGAAAAAAAACAACTCACTGATAGTGGAAAAAAAATAAAAGATCAACATGATAGACTTGTTCAAGAAAAAAAGGTTACATCAGAAATTTTGAAAGAATATCGATTTATGAAAGATGTAGACACCTTGGAAAAGTTTCAAAAAAAAATAAGAAGTTGTGATTTTTGGGCTGAAACGTGGGCAATTTCGACATTAGAGCGCATATTAAATATAAAGTTTATTCTTCTCTCTAAAGAATCTTATACTTCAAAAGATTTGAATAATGTCTTGCAATGTGGTCAGTTGAATGATAGCATTCTTGAAAACAAAGGAGAGTTCAAACCAGACTACTATGTTATTGCGGAATTTTTAGGTTGGCACTATACGCTCATTGGCTACAAGAAAAAATTGATTTTTGACTTTAAAGAGTTGCCATATGATATTAAACGAATGATTGCAGATAAATGTATGGAAAAAAACTCTGGGCCGTTCGCGCTTATCCCGGATTTCAAGAATTTCAAAGGTCTTGGAAATGCGATAAGCGAGAGCGTAACTTATGAAGACTTGACCGAAGCTAAAATTAGAGGTATTTATGACGATAATATTATTTTTGTATTTTATTCGAAGTCTGCATCAAAACCTCTTCCTGGTAAAGGAGCGGGAGAAAAAATACCGGGCGATCGTTTAAAGGATTTCTCTTCTCTGGCTATTATTCCTGACTGGCGTAGAAAACTTTCTAATTTTTGGGTAGAGCCATTTTTAGTAGATGGTAAACAATGGTCCAGTGTAGAAAATTACTATCAGGCATCTAAATTTAAACGAGAAAATCCTGCGTTTTATCTGTCTTTCTCTCTGGAGTCGGGGACAGACTTATCAAAAAGTCCCGAAATTGCGAAGGCTGCGGGAGGAAAAAGTGGAAAGTATAAAGGAGAATTAATAAGACCAAAGGAGGTTGAGATTGATGCGGACTTTTTTGGAAAACGATGTGAAAAAGAGATGTATGATGCACAATATGCTAAATTTAGTCAAAATGATGACTTGAAAGTGTTATTATTGGCTACAAATAATGCAAAATTGATGCATCATACTAGAGGAAAACCACCAGTTGCGTTTGATAATTTAATGATGATACGCGAAAAATTAAAAAATGCATAAAATTTTGTATTGAGATGTAGGGAACTTTGGTTAAGATTTTGTATAATTAGGATATAAAAATATAACATGATAATATAGAAAGATGAAAATTACTGAAACTAGCAAAATAATAATGGAGTTTTTATCCAAAAAAAATTGCATTAAAGAGGTAAATCATACAAAAAAAACGGATAAGTCATTACTGAAGTTATATAATGATATTCGAGATGCAGACATTTATATAAATTCTTTGAAAGAAAACACAAAGTTGATAGATTTTTATAATATCAAAGTTTCGCGGATAAATAATGTAAATGAAATACCCAAACCGAGACTTTACTCAGATAAATCTTTTCCTGAAAAAATAAGAAATCATATAGATGAGAATGCCACATATTTGCTCATATATGTTTTTTCTCTTTTTGGAAGACATATAAAGTTTAAATTTATTGTGGAAGATCAAAAGATAAATGATAATATTGAAACATATCATAGCTATGTAGATAGAATGTTGATGTGGTTGTATATTATAAATGATTATTCGTCAAAAGAATGCTCAAAAGAACTGGAAGTTTATTTATATTTTACAAGTCTTAAAAAAATATTGCCAAGTTCAAATATCAGCATTTTAAATGAGAATAATGTAAATACAGCATACACAACAACATGTCCAAAAGTGTCTGATATAGTAATATTTCGCAAAGAAGAGTGGTTCAAGGTGTTTATTCACGAAACCTTTCATAATTTTGCACTTGATTTTTCAGATATGAATGTTGAGCAAGCTACAAAACGTATTCTAGATATTTTTCCTGTGAAATCGAACGTAAATGTAAATTTATTTGAAGCATATGCTGAATTTTGGGCCGAGTTAATGAATAGTTTGTTTTGCAGTTATTTTGCAATGGGTAATAAATCTGATAAGGTAGAATTTCTTGAAAATGCTGAAAATTTTTTATATTTTGAAAGATCATTTGGGTTTTTTCAAATGGTTAAAACGCTTGCATTTATGGGACTGCGATATAATGATTTATATTCAAAAAATAAAACAAGTGTTATTTCACGTGATATTTTGTACAAAGAAAATACAAGTGTTTTAGCGTATTATATTTTAACTTCGATTCTTTTCAACAATTACTCTGGTTTTTTGAGCTGGTGTGACGAAAATAATTTTTCTCTTTTGCAATTTAAAAAAACAAATAAGAATTTAGAAAGTTTTTGCTCATTTATTGAAAAAAATTATAAAACAAAAAGTATGTTAGATAGTGTTGAGTGTTCAGAAAATTTGTTAGCAAAGTTAAATTTAAAAAAAAATAACTATAAAATTGGCTACTTATTGAAAAATATGAGAATGACGGCGTGTGAACTTGGTTAAATTCGTTACATTATTAATTTAAATTTTTAATAATATAATATAGTATAATCTCCATGACTGTTATTAATGGAATCGAAATAGATAACATTAACTATAAAATAAATGATATAAAATATGCCATAAAAAATAATGATCCTATTGAGGATAAACTTAATCTTATAGTTGTAATTTCAAATCCTTGCTTATATGCGAGAAGATATATTTTGCTAAAAGAGTTCATAAAGAGAATTGAGGAGGAAGAAGATAATGTAGAGTTGTATATTGTAGAATTAATTTATGATGATCAAAGGTATATTATTACTGATAAAAAAAATAAAAACCATTTACAAATAAAATGTAAAACGCCAATTTGGCATAAAGAAAATATGATCAATTTAGGCGTAAAGCACTTACTACCCAAAAAATATAAAGCATTTGCTTGGGTAGACGCAGATATTGAGTTTGAAAGTTTTACGTGGGCTAGAGATACATTGAAAATATTGAATGGTTGCAAAGACGTTGTTCAGTTATTTAGTCACTGCTCAGATATGTCTAGAGAAGGAACAAATTTGAATTTATTTAATGGCTTTGGGTTTAGCTATTCAAAGGGTAAAAACTATACTGGTCGCGGAATGGATTATTGGCACCCTGGTTATGCTTGGGCTATTACTCGCAAAGCTTATGAAAAATTAGGAGGTTTATATGATAAAGGTGTTTTAGGCTCCGGAGACAATGTTATGGCTCTTTCGTTCATAAATAAATGTTACTGCATGACAAATGAGAATTATCACGATGATTACAATAATAGCATGTTAGAGTACGAAAAAAAAGCAAAGGGTTTAAGATTAGGTTATGTACCAGGAGTTATTCGTCATCACTTTCATGGATCAAAAAAAAATAGGAAATATACTGAACGATGGCAAGTGCTGATGAATAATAAATACTCTCCGAAGGAACATTTAACTTACGATAATAGAGGTCTACTTGTTCCAACTGAAAATATGTCCGAAATTTTTAAAGAAGATATAATGGATTATTTCAGAGAGAGAAAAGAGGATGAATAATCTTCATTTTTTATGAAAGTGGCACTATGATTTTGGTAAATATATTTGTATTGACCATTACCTATTGATTTTTTATTAGATTTCCATGCGGCGCTCGCACCATCAAAATCTATATTCACTTTGTATTTTTCAATTTTAGTTTGACTTCTGGTTTGCATTACTAATTTTAATGACCGACCCTTTAAGTTTATTCAAATTATAGATTATATTTTATAACAATAGTATAAGACCATGACATCCATACCCAATTTAGAAAAAAGTAGTTATTCACATTCTCAAAGTATATTAAAAGTTGACTTACGTGCAAAGCAAAACTTTGGTCCCGTTCCAATAGAAAAAATAAGCGTGCCATTCAAAAGAGAAGAAGATATGATTTTGCTTTGTTTAAGCACATTTTTGCACGATTTTGTTCACGACTATAACTTAAGTAGTATGCATAAACGCGTAATAAAAGGTGATTCATATAAAGTTTTTCAAAGCTTGAATATAAGTATTCGAAATCCGACATTCAAAATTTTTTCCTATAATACTGGAGCTTATGGAGATGTTGAGCTATATGATGATTCTAAGTTTGAGGATGTTTCTACAAAGTCTGGTTCTAAGTTAGATTCTTATTTAAAGTTTATAAAAGAAAATGAACTGGAGGTTCTGATTGGAGAAAAACAATTGGGTGGGAGAGATATGCAACAAAAAGTTCCTTCTATTCCTCTCGATGATCTGGAAAATGATGCGGTTGAAGAATTTTCTTATTCAAAAAAATCAGAACCAAATAATGATTTGCACTTGGAAAAAGAGACGCTTTCTTCTGTCGATATTAAAGATTATCCTATTGTTTCTGAATTTACCTCGATAGAAATGTATAAAGAATTAATAGATAATTTTTCAAAAAATGCAGATTTTTTGGGATTTTATTCCGCATTAAATACATTTATTGTTACGTATTTAGGAAGCAATAATGGAAATGAAGCGCCCGAATTTTTAAAAATGATTGAAGGGGATCTTGAAGAAAAAAGTATTGAGATGCACAATATTTCCATGTTTAACTATATTTTGTGTTCTATCGATTGTATTTCTTCAGACTTTGCTGGAAATAGTTCCGTTTCTCCAGATATTAGTTTTTTTGCTGATGTATTTCAAATTTTACGGCGCGCATTTATTTTTGTATTTAATAAGGCAAACGAGAATTTTAAAATAGATCCTTTGGTTTTATTGAACTCGTCTAGTGTTTTGGAGCAATTTATTATTTATTACTCTTTATTTTTGAATCAGAGCAGTATAGATGAATTTGATGCTATTTTACAAAAACAAAGAGGTGGATATGGTGAAGAGGACGACGAGGAGGAAGATGATAAAGGACCAGCTCAACCTCCATACGTGATTTTGGATAAAACAGGACAAGTTGAAACTAGAGGATATCCTGGAGGTGTCGATGCATATTTAGCGAAACCAGATAAAAAAATTTATCTAGGAACAGAGTCTATATTTATAACGCACAATAATTTACTAACAACTATTGCACGAGGAATGTTTGTAAAACTAGGACTATGGGATAAATTATTCATAGGCGTTGATGGTTATTCGAAAACAGACGGGACGCTTTATAAATTTGGAATTAAAGAAATGGATTTTATTAGTTACGATAAATTATTAGAGCTGTTTCCAACAAATCCTTGGGCTAGTAAGCGTGGTAGCTTTAATAATGAGTTACTCATTATGCAAATTCTTATATTAAAAAACTTATTGATAGAGATGTCTCCGGCAAAGACTCTCACATTCGGTGCAAAAATAGATGACCAGTTGAAAAATTACTTAGATGTCTTCTATAACTCTTATTTTGTTAATAAAAATCAGAAAACCGATTCCCCTTCAGTAGAAATGGACGAAGAAGTTTTGAATAACCCGAATCCTAATGCTCAGGTTGGATCAGATACAGAAAGTCTATTTGGAAATTCTGCTATTGAGGAAGACGGAGAAGAAGATTCCTATTTAGAAGATGAAGATAATTTTATTGGAGGCCAAGCTGGAGAGATCGAGATGGTTGAATTTAAAAAGTCACAACCAAAAACAGATGAAATAGATGAAATAGATAAAATAGATGAAACAGATGAAACAAATGAAACAGATGAACAAGAAATAGAAAATCTACCTGAGGTCCCTCTCTCGAATGAAACGATAGTAGAGCCTGGGAGACCACCGACAATACCTATCATATTTAAAAATTTAAAAAAAATGTATCAGAACAATATTTACATTATTCAAAATCTTAAAAATATTAAAATTCCACCTCTGCAACTAACAAGCACTAATAAAATTTATAATTTATATGACTTGCTCGCTCATAATGAAACTTTAATGCATAGAACAGGTTCTTCATTTAATATTCCCGCTCCAGCCCTAAAGTTTGTGATAAATAATGCCGCAAATATAGCTGCAAATATTAATGGGTCAAAAATGTTGTATACAAAAAAGGATAAGGATGAAATTGAAAAAATTGTAGATGAAGTAAAAAATATTTCTGATTTCAACAATGCGTTGGCAAATGTGATAGAAGAGTATAATGTCATCATTACAAAAATTGCGCCGTTAGAAAATAGAGAGAAACAATTGAAAGATTTAAAAAGGCAAAATAGAATAACGATACGAGAATATAATGAGCTTTTACAAACTCAATTTGATATCAAAAAAATTCGTAATACAGAAATTATTCCTTGTGAAAATAAAAAATATTTAATAGAAAAGGTTGTCAAGTTTAATAATGAAGGACTTAAAAAGGGAGAAGAGTGGCTTGATGAATGGTCAAAAAACTATGAGCTTTGGTTTAATCAGTGTCAAGCTCTATTTGGATTGTATCGAAATTTGGCAAGAGCAACATTTTGTCCAACAGTATCTATGATGGATGCAATGTTTAATTGTTCTCTCAAATATAAAGCTACAGAACCAAAAGAAGTTGGAACAACCTACTTCGAACTAAAATATGAAAATGAAGGGCGTACTATATCATTTGCCGGAGTCGTTTTAAACTACAATGAAAATATTAATGGAGTAGAACAATTGAATGCTAAGATTGACTTTGACTTAGTTTGTTCAGATCCTGGTGGAGTTAGTGATATTGCAAACATTTCAACAATTGGAATGCAGGTTGCAGAATCGCACGACTTGAAAGCAAGCGTTGTGTATAAATCTGTTGTTGATAAAATTAAAGAACTATATCTTTCATCATTTGGTATTTCTACAGAAGATGATAAACCATCATCGGATCTTAAAGATAGGGAAGAAAGAGAGAAATTTTTAGAAAAAAAAATAAATAGAATGTGGTCGAGTGTTCAGATGCATAGCAATCCAGAAAATTTTAATAAATTACTAGGAGCAACTGCAATAAAAACCTTTGGTGATTTTTTACAAGAGTGCATGGCCTGCATGAAATGGGGCGGATATGTAAATACATTTGACCAGTTTCCTAGTAAAATAAAAGATTTCATAAAAGAAACCGGAATTACACCCATTTATAGAAGTGTTAGCGATGCTAATAAAATTATTCCTTATGACTTTAATGGAAACGCACTTCGCATGGGGATTCAGGGCGATAGACCTTCCGGTTTTCGCTCTATTTATATTCTTATGAACGGCGATTCTGGAATAAATGAATACTCTGTCGGCGGATATGTTTATACTTCAGCCAATCAAAAACCATCGAGAACTATTTTAGTTTCACGAAATTTTGCGGATGAAAAAGAGAATCTAAGAAAAGATCGTTTGCGCGGGAAAGTAATTTATGTTACACGTGAACTTCCTATTATTAAAGAAGACAAAGAGAGATATTTAAAGTCACTACAATTTAAAACAATTCGTGAAAGAAAAAACTTTATAGATAAGATGACAAAAGAACCGCTAGAGACAGAGATAAATGAATCTACTATTGAAGGAACCTCTGATGAAGAAAGATATACACTTATAAAACCTCCCACAATTATTTCGTCCCTCGGAGATCCATATAAGGCGAGTAACTATAATGAGTGGGATGACTATGAGAAGCCGCGTGTTTTAGTAGAGACAAAAAATAAATTATACGATTTTATAGATCCTCAAGAGGCTGCAAAGTTAGAAGAAAAAGCAAGAAAATCAGCCGAAAAACTCCAAGAGAAAGAAAAAATAGCGTCAGAACGAGCAAGAACTAGTTCAGAGTTGTACGAAATGCGAGAAGAAGAAAAAGGAACAAGAGGTTATATGAAAGCAGAAAGTGAAGTGGACGAAAGAAATAGGTTATTGTCGAGCACAGATTTGACTCCTGCTCAGAAAGCTCGTTTGACAACTCTTCAAAAAAAACACCCAAAATCAGAAGGAGGTAGTAGAAAAAAACGTAAAAGTTCTGTTCGACAAAAAAAGTCTTATAAACGCGCAAATTCAAAGACAAAGCCCGGCAAATTGAAAAGAAAGAAAAATACCAGAAAATATAAGTTGACAAAAAAGCATAAAGTTACGAAAAAAGGTTAATTTTATTTTATTTATTACAATTTCATAATAAATAAAAAATTTAGTTTAATAAGGTTGTATTTATTGATTTCTCGAGTAGGGTATGAAGTATTCATCAAACTCACCGCGTCGGTCTGTTGTGGATGGTGGGGAGGTCGATCAAAAACTGGTTTATCGCCAGCGTCGCAAAAGTAGTTTGCGTAATAGTATTTTGTTCCAGGAGGGTTGTTATACTTATCGTAATTGTCTCTTACTGAAGCGCACCATTTTCCACCTCCTCTTCGTTTTTGCTTTGTCCGCGCAAAGACGATCTTCTAGATTTGCATCTTCCTTTAGTTTTACGAGCTACCCTAGTTCTAGGCATTATATATTATCTTAATATTATATTCTAAATTATCTTAATATTTTTCCTGAATAGTGCTATTGGCATCGGTAATTTTGACAATCTCTTTTATTGCTATCCTACCCCAAAAATAAATCTTCTCCCCTGCTATTTTGGATTAGGGTATTTCGAGTCGCCTTGATTGCAGTAATATCTTGTTCTATAATCGGGTATGCCAAACTCACCTCCTTTGCTGCCCTTATAGTAGCACCCCACCGGGTTTGTTTTCGCCGCCCGCGCATCCTCCTCCTGCGCAAGGCGACGCCTCTCTTCCCAGGCCATCTGCGCTTCTTGTTTCGCCGCGGCCATCTGCGCTTCTTGTTTCGCCGCGGCGATCTCAGCAATCCTCATCGCCTGCAGCCGCGCCGACTCCATCCGATTTGCCTCAAGCCGATGCTTGCGGTTCTCAAACTCCTCAGTAGTCTCATTCTCTCCTTGCACCTCTATAGTATATCCCCCCCTCCTATTTTTTGTGCGTACGCGTAATGTCAATCTTCTACCTCTATCTCTTTTTTTAGATTTACCTGCTTTTCTACCTCTACCTCTAGTTCTAGGCATTATATATTATCTTAATATTATTTTCTAAGTAGAGCTCGTTTTACTTGTGCTGGATATTTACTTTTGTTCATATTATCAATAAAATTTGCTAATGACTCAGGGGTGCGGTTTATTTTCTCAAATCCTTTCATCCGCATTAGTGTAATTTCATCAGTTGATTCTGCCAATACTCCATTTGCATAAATTCCATAGTTGAAATTTTTATCATCATTTTCAAGAACGATGTGATAAATTTCAAAAGTAGAATTCATCATTATTTCTTCAAATCTCTCGTCGTGATACGCCAACAATTTATATTTATCCTCTATTTTTGCATTGTAAATAGATTTATAGTTTGTTGCTGCCATTTGAATTACCTTTTTCATAAGAATAATTTCTCTTTCATTTAATGAATCATGTAAAAGGGCGTGACTTCCGGTAACATATAGGTCGTCGATAAGTCCTAACTCTGGAAATCTCTTTCTAGATAACTTGAATAATTTATCTATGGAATGATCTTTCGTATTATTGAGTTTTCCCATAATATTATATTTCACTTTTCTGTAACCGCGTTTATATGTTTTAATAAGGGTTCCTTGACCAATTTTTTCTATTGGAATATACGTATCTTTTCCATTTATAAGGCAAAGAATTTTGGTGCCTTTATAAAAACAAACAACTGGCACCCGAATAAATATATTTGATCCTTGTAATATTTCACCGGTCGTAATGTTGAATATATATAAATTATTTGCGCCACCAGGTAAAATAAGATTATTAAATGTAAATGTAAATATATTTTTCTCATTTGCAGAATTATAATTAAATATTCCAGAAACATAATTCATATTAGTGTCAATAATCACATAGTTATTTCCATTTACAGGAATAATGACATTATCAAATTCATATATTAATTGTGCAGGTTGTCCAGAAATTGGAGGCGATGGTATAGTATAATAGTTCGGAGCGCTAGCATTTACAATAATATTTCCTACAACAAACTGATTCGTAATTGTTGCATTTATAGATAGTACATTCTGTCCAGCCTCAAGAGAAACTCCTGTAAAAAAAAAGGAGGCATTAATTTTTACAATGTTGTCTACGTAAGCTTTTGCGGAACTTGAATACGCGCTTTCACTGACGTATAAATTTCCATTGTAATATAACACTCCATACGCTCCAGACGCTGCACCACCTAAAAGTTTATGTGAGTAAGTCGCCGTGGAATCTGTATATGGGTTAAATGATTGTAGATATCCCGTACTTGTTGATGAATTATAATAGCAATAGTACATGTTTCCATATGTATCAAAATTTAATGCAGTTTGCCCTGCACTATTTCCTGTAATGCCAACTTCCCATTTTTTACAAACATTTCCTGCCTCATTGCCGGTCAAAGGAATTTGACTTATATTTGTGGTATTTTTATTTGATTCATTTGCTCCGGTTACAACATACAAATAATTTGCAATAGTGTCAATAGCAATTCCATTTACAATTACGACTCCAGACGAGTTAGTTGTTAAGCCTGTTAAATAATCTGATAAATTTTGGACATTTGTAGGAGTTGGAGGATCTGTTTTATAATTCATAGATATTTTTGTAACACTACCATTTAATGTATTTCCACCGCTAGTAGTCGTAGATCCGTTTGTTATATAAATATTTCCATTTGAATCAAAACATAACTCGTAAGGATTATATAAAAAGTTATAACTTTGATCCTGATACACAAGAGAGAAAGTATTTCCGTCAGTAGACATTTTGTAAATATAGAAGTTATCGATACCAGAAATAACTACTGGCAGTGTGTTTGCGTAATATATAAATCCATCTTTAGAATTATATTTGATTGCATATGGTTTTCCAATGTAAACATTTTGTTTAATATATATTATTTGACCCGACGTTGTTGCCTTGACAATAGATCCATTTTGATAATCTCCGGTTCTCCCGTAATTGGCAATATATAAGTTTCCTGCCGGATCGATTGTCATGCATTTGGGTTCACTTAAATTTTCATATATGATTGTAGTTTCGCCACCTGGAGGAGTTATGTAAGCATTTCCAACATTTTTTCCACTTGAATTAAGTATGCTGTAACTAGTGTTCGGCATTGGCGAGAATATTGATGGATTATTGTAATAGTACAAAGTCGCAAGAGACTCTGAATTAGTTGCAATGATAGGATTTGGGTTTGTAATTGTAACGCCACCGGGAAATACATAATCTAAAGGTACCGCGGTTAAATTTATGTTATAAACTGGTGCGCTTCCTCCTGAAATATAATATGAATTATTTAATTGAGTTGGATACAATGTAGTTTGTGAGTCAGTTACGCCATAACCAAAATTGCCAAAAGTCAGTGAAGTGGTTATCTCAATAATTTGATTTTTATTATACTGAGCAATATATATATTTTCGTTGAATATAGCTAGGCCTAGAACCGGTTCGCCAGGATTTGTTAATATTGTGTGACTATAAACAGGAGTTTCCAATCCACTAGTAGGAACAAAGGCTTGAAGATAGTAGTTTCCGCTTGGTGTTGGGGTGTTGTACGTAATGCTTGAATTTGAATTAAGGTAGTAAGGCTGGTTATATGAAGTAGAATCGTAGTATGTAATATAAAAAAGATTTCCGTATACATCAAAACGAAGAGAAGATGCTATATTATATGTAAAGTTGTTTGCATTCAAACTTTTTTTGTCTGGAAGCTTTCCAACAAAACCCGCATTGAACCGATTTATTAATTGTCCGGTCGTTTTTGAATATTGTGAAATATTTGTGTTGTAGTTTCCGAATGCAGTTGATGATGAACTGCTGTATGAAGTTGAATCTGGCGCGTTAACAACGTAAATAAAGTTATCATCAACTGCAATTCCACTAATATAGTTGCTTAAACTATCTTGGTTTATTAATATTATTGGATTACCAAGTGTGGCATTTTTTTGTGAATCGTAAGTCACTGGAAATCTAGTAATATTTGCATTCCATCCGGCTGTATATGTCCCCGCAGTTATTGAATTCATGCTTCCAGCGCAAGATACGTACATGAAATTAGAATCAAAAACAACATCGATTGGAAGATAGCCAAAATATGTTGGAGGTGATTTTAAACCGCCATAGTTTCCATAAAAAAGACTTATTGATAGGACAAATTGAGCTTTCGTTGTTCCACTTGTGGCGTTGGTAGTTAGTTTGTAAATAATTCCATAAAGGTCTACATCAAAAGAAGTAATATACATGTTATTGTCGTTGGGATTGTAACGAATTGCTGTTGGATAATTAATTGTCAAACTTGGTTTATAAACAAGTTGAAAGTTTCCGCTACCTGGCGTAATTAATGTGATGAATGTTTTTCCAGTGCTAGGATTATTTAGTACATATAAATTTCCCGATCCATCAAAGTCCATACCAATTGGATTATTTAAACTGCCTAATTCGTTAAAATATGGCGCATATTCAGTTTCATTAGTAGAAATAGTGGTTACATTACTCACTACCCCGTTCGAAGTTGTGTCAACTAAATCATAAGTATATCCTCCTTGTACCGCTAATAAGTTTGCGCTATTTGGATTGTCAAAAAAAGTTAATATTGTTGGTTGATTTACATATGTTATTAAATTAGTTGAAATGATGGTATTAGATGGAACATTTACGCTCAAAGTTCCGGCTAAAGTTGTTCCTGTTCTAATTTGAAGCGTTTGATTATTTCCCGATGGAAGAGAAACCCCGCTAAATGACAACGCATTTTGAAGAATTAAAACGCTGGTGCTGCTGCTATTAATATTTCCAGTTATGAACAAATTTCCATTGTAAAAAGATAGACCAAAAATATAATTAAAACCTGTACTATCGAGTTGAATATTTATGAGTCTGTGCGAATATATTGTTTGAAGAGTTTGGGTTGATCCAATGCTTCCTGTTGCTCTAGGAAAAATAGCGTTGATAAAAGTATTTGTTCCATTATCATAGATGTAATACAAGTTTCCGTAGTTGTCTAATTCTAATGACGTAATAGGTTGACCCTGACTTACAAGTGAAGCGTATGCTCTACTATTTCCAACAAACCCTACATTAAAACGATTTATTAATGTAATAGATGACGAAGATATACTATACATTGTAATTTGTCCGACTCCACCAGACGAGGCGCTTACGTTAGAGACATACAAATAATTATTTGATAGGTCATAAACTATATTTGAAGGATAAAATAAACTTGTGTCTTGTAATCCAGGAACAGAAACTCCGTTTGCTGTTATAACATTTCCGGAAGTAACAACGTTTGTGGAGGATATTATTGTAGCGGCATCTGCTACAGAACTTGAACTAAAAGAAACGCCAGAACCATTTTTTATAAATAATTTTGATATAGATCCCGGAACACTTGAATTTCCAAAATTTGCCACAAACATATTTCCGCTTCCGTCAAACGCTACATCATAAGGCAAAAAACAATAGTTTGTTTTCGGTCTAGAAGTAGTTCCAAAATTTCCACTACTATCGAAAACGTTACTATATGAAACATCTACACTATTTGCATTTAATGATGAGTTAAATAGAGAAAATAAGGCAGAAATTGACCCATATTGGTAGTTTCGCGTCCCAATATTTGTTACGTAAACTAAACTGGTTGATTGCTGAAATCTAATTCCTATGGGTATAGAAATAAAATTATAGTTGAGAGTTTGATTAAAGTTCGGATGGTATATTGTTATATAGTTTGAACAAACGTCCGTAATATACGAATATCCATTTGTGTCAAATGTGTTTGCGGCAGGGTTTTTTAATTTATTTTGATAGCTAGATGTTATGTTTTCGCAGTTAGAGCTTGCAGTAAAAGTAGAAAGTGTAGCACCCGCGCTATTTTGTAAAGAATAGGTTATTCCGGGAGCCGGAAAGGTGTTTGTATTATTATTCGAAACATCTACAAAATAAGTGATAGTTCCAGCCTGATTTTGAATCAACGGAGTAGGGCTTGTTATTGTAGTAGGAAGATTTGACATTGTCTGGTATAGTTAATTTATACTTTTATTTTTTATTTACAAAATTGAATACAAACAATTTGACCTAAATTAAAACCATTAAAAATGGGCATCAAGGATCTTAATAGAGTTTTAAGAGGAAATTGTTCAAATTCTATAAAATGTATACCGGCTTCTTATTTATCCGATAAAAAAATTGCAATAGATATTAGTATTTATCTTTACAAGTTTCACGCAGAAAATGCTCTTATAGAGAATGTCTATTTAATGTTATCTTTGTTTCGCTACTATAATATTATTCCAATATTCATATTTGATGGAAAACCACCTACTGAAAAAAAAGCACTTTTAGCGAAGCGTCGCATGGATAAAAAGGCTGCGGAGTTTGAGTATAATCGTCTAAAAGAGAAACTTTCTGATAATGATATTGAGGAAGAAGATAAAAAAGATATTATTTCTAGCATGGATGTTTTGAAAAAACAATTTGTCTATATTACAAAGGATTTAATAGAAAAAGTAAAGACGCTCATTCGATCATATGGTGCAACATATTATGACGCTCCCGGGGAAGCAGACGAACTTTGTGCTATGCTAGTAATTAAAAAAAAAGTTTATGCGTGTTTGAGTGAAGATATGGATATGTTTGTCTACGGCTGTCCTAAAGTTCTAAGATACATGAGCTTAGTGAAACATACGTTTGTGTGTTATGATATGAAAGGTATTTTAGAACAACTAGATGTATCTCAAAAAGAATTTCGGGAAATTTGTGTTATATCAGGAACAGACTATAACAGCTGTAACTCTAAGAAAACAGACTGCAGCTTATATTCAACACTAAAGTTTTTTAAAAAATTCAAAAAAGCAAATGAAAGTTTTTTAGGATTTTATGATTGGCTTTTAAAAAATTCAAATTATATTCAAGACTATGAAATGCTAATTAAAATATATAATGTTTTTGATCTTTCTGATTATAGCTGTAATTTGAAACTTTTTGAAAAAATAAAAATAGCAAATGGGCCGATTCAAAAAAAAGAATTTAGGGAAATTTTAGAAAACGATGGATTTATATTTCCTTCGTCCAAAATTTAGATATAGAAAATTTTATATTTACGTATATATATATATATATTGAATGGAAGGAGAACAACCCGAAATGGCATCTTCTATGGACAACTCCGCTCTTGTAGATGCTCCCGCAGACCCCGGAAAGTTGTATAGCGAGGCATTTAAAGACCAGGCTAAGGGGAGAATATTATTGGCATTTTCTGCATTAAACTTGGGTTCAAAAATAGCTAACAGGGCGAGTGAGGCATACGAATCTACAAAAAAAGGCCTAAGTAGACTAAGCAGTGGAATAAGTAGTAGTTATAATTGGATGAGAGGCAGACAACCCGTTGCCAAACAATTAGGAGGAGGCACAGAAGACAAAGTAAGACGCGGGTTAGCCTATCGAGCAGCAATGGAAGAGATTTTGAAGGATTTTTCAGCTGAAGATTTAGGTGATGCATCCGTCATACAAAGGGCAATGGCGCGACTTGGAAATAAAATTGGCGAGTCTTTAATCACCAAGATTCCAGGAGACAAAAATAACACACAAGGTGGAAGACGCAGAAGAAGAAAAAACAGAAAAACTCGTAAATCTAAACGTTAGTTTTCAAATAAAAACATCATAAATTAATGATTTTTTTATTTTTGCTCCACTTTTTAAAAGTGGATTTTTTTTATTTTTGCTCCACTTTTTAAAAGTGGATTTTTTTTATTTTTGCTCCACTTTTTAAAAGTGGATTTTTTTTA